ATTCTTAATGTTATTTGCTAGCATACTTCTCATTGAGTCGTATGTAGCATAACCAAAAAGATGGTCTAATGCTGTACGGAAGGTTTGTAGCTTTCCTTTAAACTTAGAATTTTGGAATTTTACTCCAAGCTTCTTTGAAAGGACTCTATAGAGACTCAGTGTAACAGCAACCAGATCTTTGTGAGATCCGTAATAGTTGTTCTTGACTTTAAAATAGTCATAAAGAATAACTAGAACAACAAATGGATTTTTGTAATTATTTACTATTCCATTTGTCGGAACTCCTGTTATCTCTTCGTCTCCACAGAATCATCTTTTAGCAAATTCATATGTATCAGGTGATACATGTGTTTTACTAATTGATAATTCCGCCCCTAGCTTATTTATTCACTTAATATACATTTTAGCGACTTTATCGTCTTTAATAACGATATCGTCACCTAACATGATATATTGTGAGAAATTAGCTTTACCACATAGGTGTGCACACCATTGTACAACCATGTGGTGGGTCAGGGTAAAGGCCGCTCAAGAAGAATACGCTCCCATAGGTTGACCTACTGTATATTTAACAGAGTCACCCTGTGGAGTCGTGAAAATTCTTGTAGATAAGATCTCATATCACCCATCGGATAGTTCTTTATCGAATATTTCGCAAAGAAGTCTCCTTTGAAGTGATATTGGGAACCTATCTGTCGCCGAGGAAAGGTCCAATGATCAGAAACTCTCTCCATTCTCATACCAATTATTTCTTGGATCCTGAGTGAAGGTTCTATCCTGGCTAAGCCTAGGTAGACAACCATTCATAATTTTATCATGAATTGGTTTTAGATATAGTTGCGTAAAATAATCTAGTATAGCAACTATTCTAACCTTACATTCAGGGTCATAGATAAGAGCAAGCTTTCCGAGTTTTCCTCGGATAGCCCTCTTTTCAAAGACATAATTGTATGCACGAGTAAAGTAGTCAATCCCTGATTGATCAGTAAGTTTAAATATACTGTTCATAAGTTCATAACTATAAGAGAATAGCGAATCTAACGCTGTTAGAGTTGCTTTCCCTTCAGGACCAGATTTACTAGAGATAAAGACATTTTTGTCAATGTCAAAAGTAGGTCTATCCTGTTTTAGGTTATGGTCTTTTACGAATTTTCTAATGAAACCCGTTGGAATAATGGATTTTATCCCTCCAGGTTTAGTTATAGATTCGTAATCAGGTTTGACACTTTCTTTCTCGTCCTTGGTCTTTAACTTAAGTGTCCTTGACAAGTTAAGAATAGTCATTAAAAACTTTCTTTCTTGCAATGAACCAAAAGCTAAAGGCTTTAGGAAATGGAGCCGTTTTGGTCATCCTGAACGATCTAGTCCAATTATTACATCTTTATTTGTAAGTAATGGTTCTCCACATATGTACCTAGTACAGTGGAGTCTCATGTTCTTGAGGAGTTTAGCGGTATTAACCTTACCTCTAGTTCTTTCAAGTTTACAAGCAAGCTTGTAATATGGATTTAGATACTCTTTAACTTTTAAGCCTGGATATAGATTCTCACTCAGCTTAACAATTAAGTTGTAGTGGTTTTTATCATTCATGTTTAGAGTAAAAGAGTTAGGGGTAGTATTGTATAATTACAATGCTGCTGGTCTACCCACGAGACAGCAAGGGCAATTTAGAGATAAATTGCAATCTAGGTCGGCCAATTCCCTAAGTATAGGGAGACCAACGAGAATTACAAGAGAACTCGCAAAGTCCTCTGGGGGTAAGATACCAAAAGTATTCTTACGGGGTAATACCCAGT